GCCTGTGTTTGTAGACATCGCTAACGATGACTTTAGGGTCGACCCCACAGGCATTGCGTACCACTCTGGAACGTACGCGTTTCAGTCCACGTACAACACCTTCCTTAATGACTTGGTGGGCACGCCCTTCGATAACCCTCCGTCTCGAGGCGCGTATGAGCATGTTGCGTCTAGTGGCGGGACTTCCACAGACGTCCGATGTAGGCTCGGGCTCAAACTCGGCATCTAGCTCAGGAGAAGCTCATGCAGTTCAATCGCAAAGTTCACGCAAACAACCCTGCACTGACGTCTGGCTCTGGCGTGCTGCAGCTGGCAAATACTGCCGCTGCTGGCGCTTCGCTGTCAGCGGCGCTGTTAACGTCTGCCACGGCAGCAGGAATGACCTTAAATGTTAACGAGGTCAATGGGCTGCTTATATCTGCGTCATCTGGCAACCCGGTGTTTGTCAGGAGCACTGGCGGAGCTGACAGCACAGGTATTTTGATCTCGGCTGGGCAGAGCCTTTTTCTCCCAATCGCAGAGTGGCCAACAGTGCCGTTAGAGTATCAGTGCGCAACGACGGTTGACGTGATGATCTTCCTTGCGCGCATGCCAAGGTTTAACAACACCTGATGGGTGGTCGCAGTAGTCGGCAGAAGGGCAAGCGCGGTGAGCGTGAAGCCGCGCGACTCTTTACCGACCGAGGCTATCAAGCGCGTCGTGGCGATAGTCAGTCTGCTGGAGCTCGTGAGGCAGACGTCGAGGACACTTTTTTTTGGGTGGAGGTGAAGCGTGGGAAACGCTGCCCCATCAGAAGGGCGATCGCACAAAGCGAGAGTGACACAGATGGCCGTCCCACCCTTGTCCTCTGGCGGGACGATCGCTCAGATTGGCGAATCGACATGGGTGCTGATACCTTCTTTGCAATACTGGATTCTTGCGGACCCTCCGACTGGGTCCTACCCTATAAGCCGGACACGGAGGAATGTGATGGCGAAGAAAGCAAAGACCAAGGCTGATGTCGAAAAGGAGCTCAAAGAGGCGCTGAAGGCTCTAAAAGAGCTCGAGTCGAGTTCTAGCTCAGGGTCGATTGACCTCTCCTGGCTGCCTCCTAAGTCGCAAAAGCAGTCCGAGTATTTTCTTGAGCGTGCGTGTGAAAAGCGCAAGTGCGAGCCTGACCGGATTATTGCTGCGTGTTTGGCTTGGGTTGCGCTCCAGTCGACTCAGCGACATGGTATTCACCGGCTGATGCAGGCCATCGAGTTGTCTCTACGATGCAAAATCTAAAAGAGCTGCGATACGACCAGTCTCCTTCTGCCCCCTTTGTGTGGCTCATGGACTCGCTCATGGCTGCCGTAGAGGTGTGCGTAAAGCAGGACCCTTCGCTTACTGAGATCGAGCGTGCAGTTGGCCTTCAGATTACAGCCATCAGGGACACACAAGAGGCGCTCAGTATGCTCAAGCAAAGACGCATCACTAAGCGTCAGAAGGTGGCAATACCTCTACTCAAAGCCTACTTGGGAATGGTTAGGGGGAACACCTTGTCTAGAACTTGGGAGAAGGGCCTCGCAAAGAAGCACAAGGTTCAGCACAAGATGGACAGACTGGCTAAAGACACCACTCGGTTTCTCCAGGCGCTGAACCTAGTCAGTCACCCGAACACACCGATCCACGCGATTGCGCGGACGGTGGGGAAGTTTAAGAACAATGTCGAAGACCTACATTGATCGATGCGCTGACCAGGTGCTTGAGCACATGGACACAATCGAGGCGATGCTGAGCATCGGGCACACGCGCACAGCGGCGGCGAAGGCTGTTGGTATGAAGCCGACCGACTTTCACAACGTAGTCCGCGAGGGCAAATCCAAGCGCGGCAAGTGCCACGACATACTCATCACGGTGCTCAGGGCCGAAGGGCGAGCTCAAGTAAGGCTTGAGACCATCGTCATCCGAGATGCCGAGGTCAACGTCAAGACTGCGCAGTGGTTGCTTGCGCGTCGCTTCCGTCTTAAGGAGCGTCACGAGCCTGAGATCGATATCCTGCGCAAGCTGGATTACAACCGGCTCGACCAGGAAGAGGTTAAGCTTAAGCTGCTCGAGGAGAAGCTCAGGCTGCTTCGCGAGAAGAGCGGCGAGGACATGACCTCCGACGACTGGCGCGCAATCATGGACGAGGCCAAGCAGGCTAAAGAACGCATCAAGTCTGTCCATTGAGAGCGAAGCATCGCGAAGAACTCCAGCGGTGCGCTTGGGACTTCCCATACTTCTGCGAGAAGTATCTCAAGATCTTAGACAAGCGTAAGAAGCTCGTACCGCTGGTGCCAAACCCCATCCAAGCGGACTTCGCTGACGTGATGGATAGGCAGCCGTTTACCTACGTGCTCAAGAGCCGCAAGGTCGGCATATCCACGTTTGTCGCTGCTAAGTTCTTCTGGAAGGCTTTGTTCCGTCCAGGCTTTGAGGTCGCGGTTATCGCGCACACTGAAAAGGCTGTGCTCGAGAACATCGCGCCTATCTATCACCGCTTCTACGAGAACCTGCCGAAGTTCCTCCAAGTGCCCCTCAAGCACCAGACGGTCCACAAGCTGCACTTCGCGCACGACAGCCGCATCATCATTGGCACCGCTAACAGCGAAGGTGCTCGTGGTGGTACGCCAGTAGCGTTGCATTGCTCGGAGTTTAGCCGGTACGACAACCCCGACGACACCATGGCTGCGCTGTTCAACTCGCTGGGCTCGGACCCTGAGGTGGTGCTCGAGACTACAGCCAACGGCATGAACTTCGCGTACACCATGTGGGTTGACGACGAGCTCGAATACCACAGGGTGTTCTACCCGTGGACTGAGGACCCGGACTGCGCGTCACCGAAGCACAAGTATAATACGCCTGACGAGATACAAGAGCTCGTTGATGAGTTTGAGCTCACCGATGAGCAGCGCAACTGGTTCACCGAGACCTATAGGCTCAAGTGCAACTCGAAGATGAGGATACTTCAGCAGGAGTATCCCATCATCGCTGACCATGCGTTTGTGTCTTCAGGTGGTCGCTTCTTCCATGCGTCATACCCAGGCGGAGACCCGGAGCCTGGATACATTACATACGCCAAACCCCAGAAGTGGCACACGTATGTCATGGGCGTTGACACCGCAAGCGGGGCCGACAAGGGAGACTACTCGGCTTTTTGCGTCATAGATGTGACCGACCCGAAGAAGATAAAGACTGTCGCTACGTTTTACGACCGAATCATGCCGCGCGCTTTTGGTAAGCGAGTCTTAGCGGAGGCTTTGAAGTGGAAGGCTTTGGTGGTGCCAGAGGCCAATAGCTACGGCTTGACCATTATCGAAGAACTCAGGATTAAGAACTACCCGTACATCTACCACAAGCTTGACCAGAAGGATGGCGAGAACACGTGGACAAAGAAGTATGGCTTTTGGACTGACCGAGCGTCTAGGCCTCTCATGCTGTCTAAGCTATACGAAGCGCTTTACGAGGGCACTTTTGATGGTTGTGATCGGAGGTTTCAAGGTGAGGCCAACCACTTTACCTACTCTCGCAGGGGTAAACCTGAGGCGCAAAGCGGTCACCATGACGACATGGTTATTGCCACGGCGCTAGCGGTTTATGGCTCGCACCAAGCGTCTGTTGTGCGAGAGGACCGCATGAACGAGAAGCCTGAGAATATACGCGAGAGCTTGCAGTTCGAGCATAGGACAGGCAGAAACTACTCAGACGACTGGGACGACTGGTATGGTGATGACGTCAGCAAGTCGTACCCTCTAGCGATAGAGGGGTCTTACTAGCCTGGCAGGGCGTTAAACATGCAAGGTGAAAAATGGGTATCCTAAGTGAAGAGCGTTTCAATGAGATGGTAAGCCGACTTGAGGGCGCTGAGCCTGTTGAGGAGGCTGTCGAAGCTGCAGAGATGCCCGAAGACTCGTCCGAGCCCTCCGAGGACGTTAAAGCGATGGAGAGCGACTCGTCTTCAGACACCGAGGACGTTAAAGAAGAGGTGGAGACGCAGGCTGAAAGCGAAGAGGTCGAAGCTCCAAAGACCCCTGAGCATATTCCTTACAGCCGCTTCAAAGAGGTTAATGACAAGTTCCGGTCTCGAGACGAGGACCTCCAGCGCGCGATGCAGCGCATCCAAGATCTGGAGAAACTCACGCTGTCACAGCAGCAGGCTCAACAACCACAGGTTGAAGAGAAGTCTGAGGACGCATGGCTTAATGAGATCTTTGGCGACTCTGATGATGAGGCTGTAAAAGCCATTCAGCAGCTGCGCGGAGAGATGCGTGACATGCAGCAGTGGCAGCAGGAGAGAACGGAACAGCTTGTTACCAGTCAGCTTGAGGCTGAGATTGCAGCGGCTGTAGAGAAAAACCCTGACGTCAAGTCAGCTGAGCTGTGGCAAGCAGTGGCGGCAGATGGCTCTGTTGATATCGACGAGGCGGCTTCTTTTATTCAGAACCACCGCAACGAGATGCGACAGCAGTACAGGAGCGAGGCAAACAAGGAGATCGAAGAGCTCAGGGCCAAACTGGCAGAGGCTGAGAAAGCTGCTCAAGAGCAGAAGGCTTTCCGCCGACCCAGCGCAACGGCTGCGGCTCCTACTCCAGAGAAGAGCAGGCCTCGCAACATCGCAGATGCCACCGCAGCGTTCGCTGAGGCTCTTAAGGAGCGAGCATCGTTCTAACCAATCTTTAATGAAGGAGAGCTGTCATGGCAGCAACAGTAGGAATCGCTGGAGCCGGTACGTTCGGCCCCATGCTCAAAGAGTTCTATCAAGGCCCAGTGGCCGAGCAGATCAACAACCGCGTCTGGATGACCGAGTATTTTAAGAAGTACACAAAGGGTTGGACAGGCAAGCAGTTGGTCATGCCTATCCACATTGGCCGCAACAGCGGTGTTGGCTACCAAGGCGAGGCGCCAGGTGCGCTTCCTACTGCTGGTCAGCAGCAGTACCGCGATCTTCGCGTTAACGCGCACAGCTCCTACGGGCGCTTTCAGGTCAGCGGCCTCGCGATGGACACTGCCTCTTCGGCGGG